CCTATAATCTCATACATAGGAGATGTAATTGCTGCATAAGGCAAGACGTATGGCTATTAAGTATGGGTATCGCAGTGGGCTAGAACACCAGCTATCCCTGTATCTTGATGAACACAAGGTCAAGTATGACTACGAGAACATCAAGATAGAATGGGAAGACCTAGCCTACCGCACCTATACGCCAGACTTTATACTATATAACGGCATCATTATTGAGACTAAGGGAAGGTTCCTTGCAGCAGATAGGCGTAAGCACATCGCTATCAAGAAGCAGCATCCCAAGCTTGACATCAGGTTTGTGTTCACTAATAGTAAAGCCAAGCTTAGTAAGGGGGCGAAGTCTTCTTATGCTGACTGGTGTATCAAACATGGGTTTAGATACTATGACCGTATCATTCCTGAAGACTGGTTAAAAGAAAAAGGCAAGAACAAACATCCCACATTTATAAAGTTTAAGGGTTCAAAAGTAAAAAGGAGATAGCACATGGATATGGAACAACTAAAGAAACAGATAGAAGATGAAGACTTTGTTATACGCCTACGTCCTTACGCCGATGATAACGGTAAGTGGAGTGGCGAGATTGATATATCCATCATGGCTTTTCCTGAGAACCAAATGGATGACGATGACTACGGACAGGTAATGCACTTCTGTAAGATGATGTGTGCCACTGTACCTATCATGGAAGAGTCGAAAGAAATACGTGATATAGTTCACGACTATGTGATGGAAGTTATTGACAACGAGATGGATATTACTGTAGAGTTAGAGGAAGAAGCAGCAGGTGTAGAGAAGACCTATGATGGTAACGTAATACATCTTAACTTTAACACTAAGACAGGGGGTTCAGCATGAGACATGATGCGTTTATGAAGAAGATGATAGAAGCAGAACAAGCTGGCAAGGAAGCCTATGGTAATGTTGATATGGTCAACAGTCCACCACACTATAATCAGACAGGCATTGAGTGTATACACGCTATCTCTGCTGCTACTGACAAAGGGTTTAAGTACTACTTGCAAGGTAACATTATGAAATACCTCTGGCGTTTCGACTACAAAGAGAAGCCCATAGAGGATTTGCAAAAGGCCAAGTGGTACTTGGACAAGTTGATTGAAGAGGTGATGGCTGATGGTAAGAGTTAAAATGTACATCACCGTAGAAGTAGATGAAGAAGACTATCCAGTACCTGCTGATGGACAAGTAGGCGAGGAATTAGAAGATGGTATACGTGAATACTTCTATGATATAGAAGGTGCAGACATCAAAACAATTAGAACCATTATGGAGTGATACAATGATAAGCAATCAATTACCAACAGACTACCAAAACTTTATCGCTCTTTCCCGATATGCGAGATGGAAAGAACACGAACAACGAAGGGAGACATGGGGTGAAACTGTCGCTAGATACTTTGATTATATGGAAGGGCATCTTGGTGCTAACTTTAGTTATAAGCTTCCTGATTCACTAAGGGGTGAACTAGAAGAGGCAGTGCTTAGTCAAGCTATCATGCCTAGCATGAGGGCATTGATGACTGCAGGGCCAGCACTAGACCGCTGCCACGTAGGTGGATACAACTGCTCATACGTACCTGTGGATAGCCCACGTGCGTTTGATGAGACTATGTACATCCTCATGTGTGGCACAGGTGTAGGCTTCTCTGTGGAGCGTCATTGTATTGAGAAGCTACCTATTGTGAATGAAGACTTTCATCACACAGACACAGTAATCAAGGTAGGTGATTCACGTCCGGGTTGGGCTAAGTCACTCAAAGAACTGATTGCTATGCTATACACTGGACAGATTCCCAAGTGGGATGTGTCTGAAGTACGTGCAGCAGGTGAACGCCTCAAGACATTTGGCGGTAGGGCATCAGGCCCACAGCCTTTGGTTGAGTTGTTTGAGTTTGTTGTACAGAAGTTTAAGGGTGCAGCAGGACGTAGGCTCTACCCAATTGAGTGTCACGACATCATGTGTAAGATTGGTGAAGTGGTAGTCGTAGGTGGTGTACGCCGTAGTGCATTGATTTCATTGTCTAATCTTAACGATGACCAGATGGCACATGCCAAGTCAGGTCAGTGGTGGGAGAATGAAGGGCAACGTGCTTTGGCTAATAACTCTGTGGCATACAAGACTAAGCCAGAGATGGGTACATTCATGCGTGAGTGGTTGTCTCTGTACGACAGCAAGTCAGGTGAGCGTGGTATCTTCAATAGGCAGTCAGCTATCAAGCAAGCTGCTAAGAATGGCAGACGTGAGACTGACCACGACTTTGGCTGTAATCCTTGCAGTGAGATTATCTTACGCCCATACCAGTTCTGTAATTTGTCAGAGGTAGTTGTACGTGAGAGTGATACAGTAGACACACTCAAGGAAAAGGTACGCCTAGCTACTATCCTTGGCACATTCCAAGCTACGTTGACTAACTTCAAGTACCTACGTAATGTATGGAAGAAGAATACAGAGGAAGAACGCTTGCTTGGTGTATCGCTAACAGGTATTATGGACAACAAACTGACATCTACAACAGGCAATACACTTGAGGTAATGCTAGAAGTCCTACGTGATACTGCAGTGCAGACTAATGCAGCTATGGCAAAGCAACTTAAAATACCACAGTCTACTGCTGTCACTTGTGTGAAGCCTAGTGGTACTGTGTCTCAGCTTACAGATGCAGCGTCAGGTATCCACGCACGGCATAACCCATACTACATTCGTACTGTACGTGGCGATAACAAAGACCCACTCACACAGTTCCTTATGTCACAGGGTATCCCAGCAGAGCCTGACGTAATGAAGCCAGATAGCACAACAGTGTTCAGCTTCCCTATGAAGTCACCCTCTGGTGCAATCACTAGGACACAGATGAATGCTATTGAGCAGCTTGAGTTATGGCTTACCTATCAGCGTCATTGGTGCGAACATAAGCCTAGTGTAACAATTTCAGTTAAGGAAAATGAATGGATGAGTGTGGGTGCTTGGGTGTACGAACATTTTGATGAGGTATCTGGTATCAGCTTCCTGCCATTCAGTGAGCATACATATCAGCAAGCACCTTATCAGGATATTGATGAAGATAACTACAAAGAGTTCTTGACAAAGATGCCAAAGAATGTAGACTGGTCATTGCTGCAGGAGTTTGAGAAAGAAGATACCACATCAGGTGGACGTGAGTTAGCGTGTACTGCTGGTGTCTGTGAGATTGTAGATATAGAAGCAGCATAGAAAAATGCAGTTTGAATTATTTACAATAGAGTATGAGGAAGATGAGAATGGTATTCTTTGTAGAGACTGTAATTTAAGAAAACCAAGACAATCTTTTAGGTTATACAGAAGAGCAACAGGAGACAGGGAATGTAGAAGTACTTCATGTAAAGATTGTCAAAGAAAACACAATCAGGTAGTTAATAGGATAAGAAAAACTGCACCAGAAATGCCAAAAACTTGTGAGGCATGTGGAAAAGAACATGATAAACTTGTTCTTGACCACTGCCATGAAACTGAAACATTTAGAGGTTGGCTGTGTTCTCCTTGTAATCTTGCTTTAGGAACATTGGGTGACAGTATTGAACGAGTAGAAAAAGCGTTATACTATTTAAAACATAGTAAGGAAAGGAGAACTGAATGAAGGAAGTACTAGTAAATGCAATACGTTCCCACTTAGCTGGGAACATCAACAAACACCTAGCAAACATACAGGTGTACATGAATAGCACAACAGGTATCGGGGAACACTCCGATATCGTAGAGACTATTGAACTAGAACTAGAACAAGTTGCTAACTACCATGACAAGCTAGAGATGCTAGTTAAGTATTTTATTCAACCCTCAAACACTGAAGAGGAGACTACAGATGATAATGGATAGGTTTAAAATTAATCCTTACACGGGCAATCAAATGTATTACAAAGATAAGCCAGAGGCTGTCAAGAAACGTGATGCACAAAGGATGTATGTAAACGGTAAAGAAGTTTCAAAGAAACATCCGTTACATAAACCCGGCAGGTATAAGTCTTTGGATGACGTGTGGTCACATAGTAAGATTGAAAGTACAGAACAGGGTGATGTGTACATCATTACTAACTCTGCTTGGCCTGAGTGGGTTAAGGTAGGTAAGGCCAGTATAGCTGAAGACCGCTTAAACGGCTACCAGACTTCATCGCCGTTTCGTGATTACAAAATCATTGCTAAATTAGCAGCGGAAGATAGACACGTTAAGGAGCGTGAGATGCACAAAATCTTTGAACACTTTGCTGTAGACCGTAAAGGTGAGTGGTTCAAGATTGACAACGTAACAGCAATCAAGCTGTTTAACTACCAAGTACAGGAGAATGCTAATGCGGCGTAACGGCCTCAGTAAGTACGATGCTCCACTCAAGATTCAGTTTGAGTGGGGCTACGAAGCTTTCAAGAAAGGTAAGTGTGGTAAGGCTAAGAAGGGTTTCTTCATGGCTGACAGCGGCATGGACAGGAATACTATGCAGCATCGTGA